GGATCCTCAAAGCTGAGTGGTGGGTTCCATGGGAGCACGAACATTTGCCAGACATTGAATACGTCATTCAATCTTGGGATACTGCCTTCAGCACAAAAGAAAAAACATCTTACTCCGCTCGCACGACATGGGGTGTTTTCCGCAAGAATGGTCAAATCAATGCGATTGTACTTGATATGTGGTATGATCGTGTCACTTACCCTGAGTTGAGACGCATAGCTCAAGAGTCATATATGGACTTTGAACCAGACGCAGTGTTGATTGAAAAGAAAGCCTCTGGCCAGTCGTTGATTCAAGATTTGCGCATTGCAGGTGTGCCAGTGCTTGAGTATTCGCCAGATCGCGACAAAGAAGCACGTGCCCACGCAAGCTCTGCATTGTTAGAAGATGGCAGAATTTACTTTCCATCTGACAAGAAATGGGCTAAAAATTTAATAGACATTTGTGCAGCCTTTCCAGCTGGTGACAATGACGATATAGTTGATACTTGTACACAGGCTTGGTTAAGATTAAGAAAAGGCTGGTTTTTGTCTCATTCTACTGATTACGAAGACGACGATGATCTTCCGAAACAAAAGGTAGCACTATATGGCTGATCCTATCCCTCTGCAGCAACCCAAGATCCCATTTGCCGAGGGAGCTCCGCCAGATGATCTGATGGTAGAGCAGTTCGGTGACGACGAAGTATTGATTGGTGACCCTGCTCTTGACGAGCTAGACAACCCCACAGAGATGACGTTTGATGCCAATCTGGCAGAAGTCATTGAACAGCGCACACTTGATCGCAAAGCCAATACATTGGTCAGATACTACGAAACTGACAAGAATGCTCGCTCTGAGTGGGAGATGCGTTACAAAGATGGCCTGAAGACACTTGATCCTGATGGTGGCCTTGAAGAGGGTGAAGATGAGCGCGCAGCAAGAGGCTTGAGCACAGTTGTTCACCCCATGATGGCAGAGGCTGCTACTCAGTTCAATGCCAGAGCTATTGCTGAATTGTATCCTTCTGGTGGTCCAGTCAAAACGACAATAGTCGGTGAGCCAAACGAAGAAACAGAAGAGCAAGCTCGTCGTGTTCGTGATTTCATGAATTATCAGATCACACAGCAGATGGAGGAGTATTTCCCTGACCTTGATCAGATGTTGTTCCAGCTGCCTCTGGTTGGTCATGCATTCAAGAAGGTCTGGTGGGATGCAAGTCTTGATCGTCAGTGCTCAGAGTTCATACGCGCAGAAGACTTCATTGTCTCGGCAGAAAGCACAAACATCAGCACATCAAACAGATACACCCATATCATCCGCATACCTAAAAACGAATACAACAAGTATGTTGAAGCTGGCTGGTATCTGCCAATTGAGTTTGATGGCAGTTCATACGATCCGTCTGGTGACGTTGTGTCTATGGTCGAAGGTGTTGACCAAGATGGTGATGATGAGAATGATGAGGTCGTGACTCTGCTCGAAATGCACGTTTACGATATGTTTGATGGCATTGATGGGTTCACAGAAGAGGATGAAGACAGTGAAACTGTTGTTATGCTCCCTTATATCATTACTGTTGATTATGACAATGAGAAAATTGTCAGCATCAGACGCAACTGGGAAGAAGACGATGCAAAGAAAAAGAGACGCGACTGGTTCGTCAGTTACAAGTTTCTTCCTGGCATAGGTTTTTATGGCTTTGGCCTTTACCACATGATTGGTGGCCTTGGCAAAGCTGCAACAGGTGCATTGAGAGCTCTGCTAGATTCTGCTGCATTTGCGAACATGCAAGGTGGCTTCAAACTAAAAGGTCGTGTCAGTGGTGGTGAGATTGACGTCAGTCCTGGAGAGTTCGTTGACCTAGACGCAACTGTCGATGATGTCAACAAGGCAATCATGCCATTGCCGTTCAAAGAGCCATCAAGCACACTCATGCAGTTGCTTGGTTTTATCACAGAGGCTGGTCAAAGATTCGCGAGCACAGCTGATCTCAATGTCGGTGATGTCAATCCCAATGCCCCAGTTGGCTCGACTGTCGCTCTGATTGAGCAAGGCAGCAAAGCATTCTCAGCAATTCACAAACGTCTGCATCACTCACAAGGGCAAGAGTTCAAGTTATTGGCCAAACTCAATGCCATGTACTTGCCAGAGTCAATGCCATTTGCAGTTAGCGGTGCTTCCGAAACTATTTATGCAGCAGATTTCAATGATCGTATTGACATTGTGCCTGTTAGTGATCCAAACATCTTCAGCACTGCACAACGCATTGCTCAAGCACAAGCCATTCTTGAGATGGCAAAATCAGCTCCTCAGCTTCATGATATGTATGAGGCATACAAGCGGATGTATGAAGCTATTCGCATTCCAGGAATTGACGAGATACTGAAGAAGCCAGATGAAGCACCAAGAACAGACCCAATTGACGAGAATCTCTCGGTTATGTATGGCAAGCCGATCCGTGCATTCCCAGAGCAAGACCACGAGTCACACATCGCGGTGCATTTGCAGTTCCTGCAAGATCCATCGTTGGGTGGCAACCCTGCGGCCAAAGCACTGCAACCAATCCTCATTGCGCATGTGGCTGAGCATATAGCTCTGTTGTATCGTCAGCGGATGGAAGCAAGCATCGCTATGCCGTTGCCGAACCTGCCAGACATCCGTGATCCTAAGTTCAAAATGCAGGACATTGACCCACAACTTGACATGCTCATCAGTCAGCGTGCCGCACAGGTGGTTCAAAGCGCACCACAGATGCAACCGATTCGTGCACTTCAAGCCATGGGCAAAGGTCAAGGTCAAAACCCACTGCAATATGCTCAACAGCTCGCTCAACTCGAAGCTCAGGCATTGCAAGCACGAACTCAGGCTGAGATTCAGGCTGATCAAGCCAAGGCACAATCAGACATTCAGATTGATCAGGCCAAGGCAAGACAAGACCTTGAAGTTCAGAAGATGAAAACTCAGGTTGAACTTGAAGCAAAAATCGCTAAACTTGAAGCAGACCTCGCTATTGAGCGTGAAAAGAATGCTATGAAGATGCAGGAGAAAATGATTGATGGATCTGGACCAAGCAATATCTAACATGTATATGCAGGCGATGATGCCCCAACAACAGTTGCCTCCTGTCAATCCTTCTGCGTTTGGTGGGCTTCCTCAAGCACCACAAGGACAAATGCCTCAAGGACAACCAGCGATGCCTCAAGATCAAGGCATGGCACAATATCTCGCAAACAAAGTTGCTGAGATCCGCAGTCGAATGACAGGTGAACCGAGTCAGATGGGTGCACTGAGCCAGATGATGATGCAGCAACAGCAACCGATGCCTCAACAACCAATGAGGGCTATGTGATGGCTTTAGGTGCTTTTGGTAATTTAACTCCTCAAGATTATGAGACCATTTCAAAAGGTTTCCAATCAACAAACCCAGAGCTATCTCTTGGTGGATTAAACATTACAGGAAGAGACCTTGGTTCTTCTCTTTTCAGCGCAATAGCAGGTTCGAATCCAATAGGTCTGGTTCCGTCAGCAGTCAACCTTGGTCAAAGTTATGCAGCAGAACAAGCTGCAGCCAGAGCAATGGGAGTTGAAGATCCAGGATTCTTTGATACTGTCCGTGGGATGGTTGGCGAGTCTTCTTTTGATGCAGCAAGAGCTGCAGCCGACACTAACAAAGATGGCGTGGTAAGCATTAACGAGTCAAGAGCTTTCGGCATAGGCTCTGGCCTTGCTGCTTCCGATGTTGGTGTCACAGAAGGATTCAACTTTGGTAGCACAACGCCATCAGGATTGTATTCGCCAGAAACATTTAATTTCACATCAGCAGTTAATCAGTTCAACACCCCAATGACAATGGCTCCTCTTCAAAGAACAGAAACTCCTGGAGCGGAGAAATCATCCCAACAGAATAGGTCAAATATCTCCAATGCTGCAAATTACGACCCAGATTTTGCAAGAGAGCAAGAAGCAAAAAGGGCAGAAGAAGAAAAACAATCGTCAGGTGGTGGTGGTGGCGGTGGTAAATACATCTGCACAGCACTGCATGAGATGGGTGACATGGACTCGCAAGTTTTTGCTTATGACCTACTTTATGGTCAGCTTGTTGATCCTGTCGTTCACTCTGGCTATGCACTTTGGGGCATCCCTCTGGCTGAGAAAGTCAGGAAAAAAGGAATCGTTTACAGAATCGTCAAGCCTTTGGCACTTGCTTGGGCTAATCAGATGTCACACGAGCTGTCTGGTGGCGAAGTTGGTAAAACATCAATCACTGGTCACATATTGATGAAATATGGTGAGAAAATCTGCCGTCAAATCGGTCTTAGGAGAGTTAAATGGCAACTGTCAATGTAGGTGATATGGAGGGTCTGCGAGACTCGTTTGAAGAAACAATGGGCTTCCCAGCAGATGCCCCAGGACTTGAGTTAAGCGACGATCAGCTGGCTAACTTTATGCTACTTTGTCACGAAGCAATGCATGGCGAAGGCTATGATGATGAAGGCGAAGAGTACGAAGATGAAGAAGACATGAGCGATGGCAAGATGAAAGTCAAAGTCATGAAGCTCAAAGGTGGTGATGTCCGCTCAATGATGGATGAGTTGTTAGGCGGTCACTGATGCCTGTTCAAAAGGTCAAAGGTGGCTATCGCTGGGGCAAGTCCGGCAAAGTCTACAAGACCAAGGCTGCTGCTGAACGTCAAGGCAGAGCTATATATGCTTCTGGTTACAGAGGGAACAAACGTGGCAACAAAGCGTAAGTTTGCGAAACAACCCAAGACCAAAGGTGGCGTCAACACCAAATACGTCAAAGGTGCGAAGAACAAAAAAGCTGCAGAGGCTGAGATAAAAAGCACCGCCAAGAAGTACAAAGAAGGTAAACTAACTCCAGCTGAGATGGATCGTATCGCCAAAAGGAGATCGAAGAATGTCACAAAAAGCTACAAAAAAGCCAGCGAAAAAAGGAGGAGGAGGCTCGCTTGAGGCTGCTATCGAGAAGTATAGCAAGTCATCAGGGATCTCCAAAGCAAAACTCCGGCAAGTTGCCAAGCGTGGCATGGGAGCTTTTTATTCTTCAGGATCTCGTCCTGGACAGACACCAACCTCTTGGGCCATCGGCAGGGTTCGTTCTTTCGCAACAGGCAAAGGTGGCGCAAGAAAGGCAGATGCTGATCTGCTGAAAGGTGGCAAGAAAAAGACGGGAGCAAAGAAGCGTGGCTAAAGGTGTAAGGCATTTCTTCAAAGACGGGACAGAGCACAAGGGTGGCACTCACAAAGATGCAAAAGGCAAATTGATGTCTGGCGCAAAACACACCTCTAATAGCAAATACCTTTATCACATGAAAGATTTATCAGAACGTGCGAAAGCGAAAGCGAGAAAATCCTGATGGCAACCTACAAAGGACGCAAAGTTTCTCTGAACAAGCCTCGTCGCATCGGCAAAGGCGAGCCAAGCTATGGCAAAAAGAAGTCTGTCGTTTATGTTCAGGACGGTGACAAAGTCAAGCGTGTCACATTCGGTGATCCTAACATGAGAATCAAAAAGAATCAGAAAGGTCGCAGGAGCAACTTCCGATCTCGGCACAATTGTGACAATCCTGGACCGAAGACAAAAGCACGTTATTGGTCATGTAAGGCTTGGTGATATGGCTAAAACAGCAATCAAAAAAGTAGCAGCAGCTGAAATAAGAGCAGCAAAAAGTTTTCTTGATCGCAGGAAGATAAGTGCTGTTAGCCCTAGGCAGTTCGCCATGGCTG